TCATCTTCTATCCAAGAAGCAACACCACTATCATTATATTGATCAAGTACTGAGAATTTTATAGTTAATTTATATAAATTTTGAGAACCAGTATTTGTTGTTGTCTCAGCATCAGAATCAATGTGAGGATTAGAAACAACTAAAGGTTTGCCACCATTTTCTATCAATATATTAGTAAATTTTATAGATGGTGCAAACATTTTTAACAATTATCTCCGTTTGGTTTTGCTGCTGTAGCATATAGACTATTTGTTGTTTTCTGATTAATAGTTTCATCGCAAGCAACAACAGAAACCATTGTGTTTCTACTGTTTTGTGTTGGACTGATAAAGTTACAAACAGTTTCATTATCTATTTCGTTATCTGCAAAAACATCAAAATAATATTCTACATAGGAATTATCTAATAAAAAATAGTTTTCTGAGGTTTCATCCATTAGTATATTATTGACTATTGAAGGTGCTTTGTGTTTAAAAAACAATTTAGTTAAAATATCTTGCCCTTCCGAATCTTTATCGTAGCGAAATACTTCTATCTCAAACATATCATTATCTAATTGCGTATACAGTTCACCAATATCAACTAATAGTGTTTTTTGCTCTACTAATACAGCAGAGCCATCAGCAAATATATCAGATAAGTCAAAGTTATTATAATTTTTTTGATCTCTTTTTTCGTTAATTATTAGTTCTTTGCTTGCTTCAACAGCATTAAAAAATCCATTAGGTGAATTTAATAATAAATTATATTCTTCTACAGTAAGAACGTTGCTATTTGTAATTCTTCCTCTTAAAGTTACAAAATCATCAACAACACTAGTTTCATAGACAACCGAAGTATCTATTTGAGGAACATTAACATTTAGGTTATTAGAACCAGTAAAATAATTTTTAAAATCTTTTATAGTTCCTTTTAATAAATTTATGTTCCAAGATGCAGCATAGTTATAATCTAAGTCAGAAGTTCCTAATATTTTAGTAAAATTAAAAATATTATTTTTATTATATATTTCTTCGTTTAAGCTTTGAAGATTTGTTTCGCATCCTACTAAAGAAGATATTGTTTTTATATATGGCGTTTCTTCTTGTATTCTAGTTTCTATTAAATTTTGTGATTCTGTATTATTTGTATACTGTGAATCATAAATTATATCATCGTCAAAAAAAGCATAGTACATTGGTTTGAACTTTGCTTTAGAATATAAAAGTTTTCCATATTGAGTTAACTGAATATCAAGAACTTCTTCTTTTGAGTTAAAGAAAGACATTTATAAATTTCCTGTAAAATAATTAGTTCTTGTATTTAATTTTAATTTTTGCACTCTCAATTAATGAAAAATAATCATAAGGCCAATTGTGATATTTTAATGTATTAGAAACTGGTGCGCCTCCGCCTCCACCGTAACCTCTAGCTTGTTCTTCTGTGGTTGTTGCGGCAGAATAATCAGATTTGCTTAGTTTTTTTACTTTAAAAATTAACCATTGTAGATTATCAATCTTATCTAACATTGTATAATCTATCAAAGCAGAATCACCAATTATATATTCAGTATCTACCGTACCTACAACAACTTGTTGTCGTTGAGATAGACCAGTTTCTGTACCACCAATTGATGTATCTCCTACATCGGCGGTTATAGTATCGTATACTGGTTCTGACAAGTAGTTTGGTAACCTATCGTTAAATAATTGAATAGGAATATTTTTAAATTCAATATTTTTAAGTTTCCAGTTTTCTAATGTACCTATTGATGGTAAAACATTTTGCCACATATCTATAAGATCTTGTTCGTTTACTGTTTCATTAATCTCAGTTAAAAACATTAAATATTTTGGAACGTCATATTTTAACCAGTTAAGGTGTGGTGGTAGTGCATATCTATCCATTAGATTTTTTTGTTTTGTTATAATTGACGAACAATCTTGAAAGTTCTTTTTTGTTTCATCAGATGCCCAAGAACCATTTCCATTATCAAATTTTATAAGTTCTGATGGGACTTGATAATGTAAAGGAATAGTAAAAAATTCTCTTTTATTATTTTTAATAGTAAAAGGAATAGCAACAATTGCTTCTGAAAGTATCTTCTGTGGTCTTACATTTCCTAGTTTTATTTTCTTATTACCATCAAATCTTAATATTTCTGTAAGCAAAGAACCTGTTAATGAAGGAGCCGCATAAACAGTACCAGTTACCCTAACAGAACTTCTACTTCCATATTTTTTATATGAATTTGGTATATCAGATATTTTTATAAAAATTCCTTCATCATCGGATGGTTTTTTACCATATTGGTGCCACATTCCTCTTGGCACTAAAGAGTCAGTTGGTATATCACCTTTTAGTGTTATAGATGGACTGTTATCTGTAAAATTTGGATCAAAATTTAAAATAGGTGTTTCAAATTTGCTTTCTATTATCCAAGTATCGTTAGATTCATATATTTTAACAGAAGAATCAAGTTGCATAGCATTTTCGTTTATATTGTTCCATCCTTGTGGTTCATCTTTGGTTATGCTATTTCCATAGTAATAACCAAAACCATCTGAAATACTTGCTGAAAGAAATTCATATCTTAAGTAAGTTATACTAGAAGAATTTAAAATATCGGACATAGTATATGTGCCAGCAGCTAGGGGAGTAAAATCTATAAATGCCCATGCGGCTCCATCATAATATGGTGGTGTAAATGGAGAATTATATCCATTACAAGCATCAATAACACCACTAATATTGTTGTTATTATGACCGCCGCCACAAGGTGGACCAAATGCAGAGGGTGAAGAATACATTGTTATACTTTCTTCATCAAAACTTTGTGGTGTTGGAGCAGAAGAAGTATTGGTTCTTAATCTTACTGGTGATGGTCTAACGTTATAATCAGTTGTTTTATAAAGTTGTATTAAAGCAGAATATGTTTTTCCTATTTTATTACTATCAATATTAATTTTGCTTACAGCATCTCCACCAACAAATCCACTAGTACCTATAGTATTTGGTCTTATTATTATTCTATTTTTTGCTAGATAAAAATTTTCTACTTCTCCAAGAAAGTTAGAAACTGCTTGAGAATAATATGTATTACCTCTAACATCTATAAAAGAAGCAGTATAACCAAAATTACCAGATGGATTTGGATTCATATCTACTGCTGAATCATAATATTGTTCTGGATAAACTATTGCATCAAATGGTAATCTATAATCAAATCTATCTTTTGTAATTACATAATTTTTCTCATCTACTCCATCATAAAATCTTGGTGAAGTATTATAAGAAAAGCTAGAAGAAATTAATGGATAATCAACAGAAATACCAGATTTTATAGTATTATACATTATACCAGGAGCATAAAATGGTTGTATAGCTTTTCCTAATAAAGCTTTTTTCTCTACTGATGAAGTAGTAGTAACACCATTTTTAGAATAATTAAAATCATCTGCATACGAAGAAGAGAATAATGATGCTAATTGTACTGTTCGCTCTACAGGATAGAATCCTTCATATGGATTAAATTTTATTAGTGCATCTATACTAATATCAATTTTTCCAACTCCATTTGGAAGTTGTTTAATTATTTGTAAAAGTTTTTCGTTGTTTTCAGAATGAGCATATGTTTCATAGAAATTTTGTTCTATTGAGCTGCTGTAGTAAGCACCTGTAATAGAAAGAAAGGATTCATCTCCTTCTGTTAAATCAATTGTGTTATCGTTATAAAATCTTAAACCAGCATCACTTATTTTATACTCTGGTAATATAGAGAAATCTTTTGTTGCATATTTTGCTTCACCTAGCCATTCTTCGTATGAATCGTAATACGGACCCTTACCAGCTTGATCAGCAACATCCCAGTTTGCAGAATTGTTAAACATAAGATCTGTTGGTAAACTAGTTGAAGATGTTACAATACTTGATAATCCAGATTTAGATTTAATACTTATTCTTGATGGAAGAGTATGTTTGTAAAAATAGGCAATAGAAGAAGTAAAATTGCTTAAACCAGAGCTTGTTAAAAAAGAATAATTATTCTGCAACAGTCCTTCCCCAAGTGAAGAACCAGTTGTTGGTGTTGTGCTGGTAAAATTATATCTTCCATCTAACGGCCAAACACTCTGACTTGCTATAATTATGCTCATATTGCTCCCTAAAATATATTATTTACGTTTGATCTTCTTCTATTTTCTCTTGTATTTTTCCAATTAAAATTAAATGAAGTTCTTTCTCTGTTAGTTTCAAATGTAATATTTTGTGGATTTGGTAATATTACTGTTTGATATTCAACATTATCAATTATATATCTAGTATTATCTAAATTTTGTAAAGTTAATATTGTATCATAAATTGTAACTTCATTTTTAAATCTAGGCAAATTTAGAACACTATTTAAATCAGTATTTGAGAAATTTTTAATTATATTTTCATAACTAATTTTTAATTTTATATTATTCTCTTCGTTTGGTAGATTAACATCTTTTATATTAATTATGAGTGGTAAAGAGTTTAACTCTAATGTTGGCTCTTTAAATAATTGTACACCTAATTCATAAAATACTGGTCTTGATCCAAAAGAGGTTCTAAGATTTCTTCCTTTATCTATAGATATATAATTATCTTCTTTAATGTTTCTAGCTACTCTGTGTTCTCCAACTCTTAATTGCTTGAATATTGGGTAACCATATGAACCGCCTCTATGTTGTAGCAGTGCAGTAAACACAGCATTTTTGTTTGGTGCTACTGTATCGACAAAAGTTGCATTAACAAATATAGCGTAATCAGTTACGGTTTGACCCAAAGTAGTGTATGAAGAAGTCTCATAGACTAAAGTATTTAAACCAACAAAATTAATTGGTATAAACTGTGATTTGCCGCCAAGAGAAATATCAGCAATATCTTCTGGAAACATTCTACCATTTAAGCCAATTGTATCAAAATAAGATCCTATACCACTTGAAGATACAAATGTATTAACTATAAATTCAGAAGTGCTTCCAGATGCGGTAGTGAATCTACTAAATAAACGTGGTGGACCTAATCTACCACCAGCAGCAAACACTGATCTTCTAGAAGTATTTGTTGCTAAAGATGCAGTAATCCAAGAATAACCTTCGTCAGATTGTGGTATTGCATGTGATATAAATCCATTGTCATAATCAAGTTTTCTAACTATGGTTGAGCCAGAGTATGCTACTGTAAATAATGTATTTCTATTTACTTTGTGTATTGAGGGAAGTTGTCCACTAGACCCAGAAACAGTACCACCAAATTCAGAATAATAACATACTAAACTATTGTAATCTCTTAAAGAACCAGAAACTATATTTGGTACATATACAGAATCGCTTGTTGCACCTCTTAAATCTCTATTACCTCTACCTGTACCAATTATGTCTCTATTTCTAAATGGTAATACATTGTATGGTGAAGTTTCTTCTGAGTATCTGCTTAAATATCCTCTTGAATTTGTTCTGTAATCGCCAGGAGCAGAAAATATATTTTTAATAACAGTTTGAGATTTTGGAATTATTGGTAACTCAAAATCTACTCTTCCATCAGTATCTGTTCTTAAAATTCTGTAGAATTCACTAGCATTTGATGGGTTAACAGCGTCAACAAGCATTCTATTGTTTGAGGTAGCACCAAATGTATGCAAAACTTCATAAGTATTAAAATAATTACCTAATACGGCAGAACTGGTTGTTGATTGAATATTTTTAATATTTACTGGTCTTTTTGCAGTTTCTTCTCTAAGATATGTAGCTCTTAAATGAGTACGAACAGGATAAGAAGGATCATCTGGATTACCTTCTGGGAATGGATAATCTGCTCCAACTATTCCAAGTGCGGTTTGATAAGAACCAGTAAAACTACCAATTCCTAAAAGTATTTTCCAAGCTTCTGGCCTATTGAGATAACTATCTGCTCCGCTGTTTAATTTAATGTGTCTTGATTGACGACCACCAACCCAAGCATTTGTAAATGGTCCTTGAATTGATATTTCATTCATAGAACCATATGTATCATTATGTATGTTGGTTATTATTGCACCACTCATAAACTGATTGGATACTTGAGTTTGATAACCGCTATTATCTGATCCGCTTACAACGTTAAATGGTAATGCTATTTTGCTGTTTAGTACTTCACCATATGCAAGCGAAGATGATATATAATCTCTTCCTTGTATTGTATTAAAGTAATATTTAATTTTTTTATTTGGATTTGTTACATCATTACAATCTTGCAATAATGAAGATGTATTTTCAATTAATGAAACAAGATAATTTGCTGGAACATTAACTACACTATCTGTATCTAAAGGCCCATGTGGCGCAACAGCAATTGAAGCAAAATCTATATTTTTATTTACTTCAAAATTTACACCGCCTTTAATTTGTTTAGATTGTTCAATATCAAAACGATAAGGAGTTGTAAAAGACCTGTTTAATACTTGCAAAGAAACATTGAGAATGTTTGTTCTTGAAGTATTAACACTAGCATTTGATGATGAAATTGGTGGAACTGCTCTTTCAGCTCTTTGATTCCAATAAAAACAATTTTCATTCTCAAGATTACTAATTGGTCTGTAACCAGTACGCCAATTGTAAAGGTGTCTATTGATTGAAATAGCACCAGCTTCTAAATCATTTTGCCTAAACTCTAGAGATGGAAATTTATGTTGATATTTGTTGCGTTCAAGTATATGACTTTCAATTACATTTAATAATCCATTTGATGTATCAGCAGAAGCTGGAGTAAGCTGAATTAAGAACGAACCAAGTGAAGAATCAAACCATTTATAAAAATCTAAATATTTATCTAAATCTGGCTCGTTCCCAACATTTTCAAAAAATACTTGTTTTAAATAATTAAGATCTTTATATTCTTGTCTATATTTGTAAATTGGATTACCAATTAAATTATTAAAATCTTTTATTGTTGCAAACATTTTTAGCATTTCGCTAGAAATTGTTTGATACATACTCTTTTCAAAATTTATTTGATATTTAACTGGTCTTGACTCTCTAGTAAACACATCATCATCTTGTGTTAAGATGTTGATCATATCAGAACTATTAATTACTTCTGGTAGTCTTTGTCTAGCTGATACCACATAATTTACATCTACAACGTCACTACCATTAGTATTGAAGAAATCTCCTCTTGCAGTGTAATGAGAATTTGCATAGGCACTCAGCCAAGCTGGGTAATTGTAAGAATTCGTAGAGCTTCCAGAAGTAGCATCTATTACAGTAAAACGTCCATTTGAATCTGATGCGGTTACATATTCAAAATTTAAATTCATTAATAAAGTTTTATTTTGAATATAAGAAAAATTACTTGAACTTAAATTGTAAAAGAACGAATTATATAATGGATTTATAGAACCATAATTTTCTAAATCTCTTGAATGAGCTATTTGCTCTTCTCTAGACAAATCCTTTAACCAATACTTTATATCGCTAACTCTTACGTCTGAATTGGTTATTACAGAACCAGTAAAGTTTGTTCTTTCTGTACCAGCATATAATCTTTTATTTGATAAAATAAAATTCTTAGCTACATTATAAGAAATTGAAGAAGAAACAGAGAATTCATTAACAACACTATCTGCCATAAGATTATAGCCAGAGAATATTATTTCATAATTTATATCTGGTGTCGTTGAAGTGCTTGATGTTATTACGCTTCCAGATATAAAGTTATTAAATTCTTTTGTTGGTTTTAGTGTAACGCTAAAATTCCACTTTGTATTATCATATACATCATAATAATATGAAGATGTTAATAGCGGTATTGGATAGGGGTTTGATGAACTTAAAGAAAAGTATGCACCTTTAGATAAGTAATCTAATTTATTACTAACAACTTGAAAATTAGCATAATCATTTGTATTCCAAGTTAAGTCATCTGCATTATTAATTGCAGTGTGCATACCAAATAAAGATGAATTTAATATTTCACTTTTATATGAATCATCAAAATTTAATTGCAATAATGGAAAATATACTTCTGCTTCTATTGTAGTTGGAACATATAGAAGTTCTGTTGAGCCAGTAAAATAAGATTTGCTGTTAGAATTAGTAGAATCTTTAAATTGATAAACAGTAGCCGCTCTTCTGTCAGCATTGTTAAAATCAACCATTTTTTTCTTTATAGAAATATTTTCAAAATTATCTTTAAATTGATATTCTACATTTGAACTATAAAGATTTATGTTAACTAATTTTTCATCTATACCAAAACAGTGAAGTAGATTCCTAAAACCTTTTTCCGTTCCTTTCGATTTATATATGTTTACTAAATTTGAATATATATTTTGATATATGATATTTTTTATATCACTTAATTTTTCTTCAAATTGCTCAGAATCAGTTCTAGATAATATAGATTCAAATACATTTGCATCTATGAATAAACTTGGAGAAACCAAACCAGAAGAAGTAAGTAATTCTTTAGAGTATGGTAATGGTTTCTGTAATGAACCAGAAATAAAATTATTTTGATTTTTTAAAGAATTTAAACTTTTTATTTGAATATATAATTTATCTAAATAACTTGATAAAATTGATACTAATTCTAAAAGTATTTCGCCATTTTCTGCATCTTCGTCAAGTATCCATTGTGGTAAAGAATTATAAATTGAAGATGGATTATTAAAGTCATGGGATGAACCAGAGGTAGTGTACTCATTGATTGCTGCCTCAACCTGTGGATGTGTAGAATATATAATTGGATCTGCTTGCTCTGCATAGTCGTTGCCAGAGTATAACGTTATTGCAGAACTTGTATTTCTTGAATTTGAATTGTAACCTACCCAACGACCATTTGAAATTCTACCAGAATAATCTAATACTACAGAATCTCTTGAATCATTTAATGTTATACCTTCATTAAATTTATAATAAACACCAATATTTGTATTATAATCATCGCTATTTGAACCACCATCAATGTTATTCCACCAATATCTTGCTATTTGTTGTGAGTTTCTTTTTGTTTTCCAATATCTAAATTCATCTATAGAACCAGAAAGTTTACCCCAACCTTCAGATACGGACATAACACCAGATGGTGCTGTCCTTAATGCTCCTATGTTTGCTATTAAAGTTTTACCAACTTCACCAACAGAAGTTCCATAATTTGATGTAGAAACTAAAGTTCCATCATAGTAAAATTTTACATCAATACCACTAGTTTCGTTATTTAAGAAACTAAATGCATAATGATGCCAATTAGATAAAGATGATGTTGTTAATGTTGAATTAATTTGTTGGTTATAAAAACCAGAAGAACCAGATTGTAATGTTACATAAAATGGAGAAGAAGTATTACCAGATAATTCAATAGTTAATCTTCCATAATCATTACTAGAAGAAGTTTGACCATTCCACAAATCAAAAATTACTTCTTTTTCTGTATTTGAAGTATTAAAAGATTGTTTATTTAACCAAAACTCTATTGTAGAACCACTATTTAAGTTTAATCTTAAATTAGAAAGTCTATTAGTATTTGAATCGTAAATATTAGAGTATGGAAAATTTTCTAATAAAGTAGTATTAGAATAGTTATTTGGTCCACCTTTGACTTGTATATATTCTTTAGTAGTTGGTTCGCCGTATCCACTAATTGTAGAACCTAATTTAGTAGTCCAACCATTTCCAGAAAAAACAGCATAACCAGTTGATTTAGGATATTTATTTTCATAAAACCACTTATCAAAATAAGATGAAGAATTTTGCCAATTTAATTTTTCAGACTTAGAACCATCATATGGGTATGTATTATAAATTCTAGAAATTGCACTTAAATAAAGCTTTCTTGCTGAGCCAAAAAATACAAAATTTTTAGGATCTTCAAAATCAACTGTTGGTATAAATTGATCTTTATCAATTTTATACTCAGTTAAATAACCTTTAGATTCTAAATCTTGTTCAATTTCATTAGAACTTACTTGATTTATGATATTTGTATTTTTTAAAAAAATATCTTTAAGACTCATTCTTTTCTACTCTAAATTTAAATGTATCTGGTTGTTCTTTCCAATTATTTGTAAAACCATCGTAAAATGCTAATTTAATTTGGTATGAATAACCTGCTTCTAAAGTGTTCATATCTAAATCAAAATAACTTCCAGAAACATCATATGAAAGACCAGTATGCATTGTAGAACCTGTTCCATAAGGTACAACCTCTAAATTATCAATAACTCTAACCAATTTATATGACGCACTTTCTATCATTTCAGATGGAATGAAATTAGTTGCTACTGTATAAATAGTTGGTTGCCAATCTTTCTTGCGAACAAACAATCTGAATCTTGCTTGTTCTTCAGAGTAATAACTTGTTTTAAGATTCGTACAAGAAACAACATAACGATTTGTTGGGTTATAATCTTGTGAATCCAAATCATAAACGTCTATTGAACCTGTGTGGAAACAGGTTGTAAGTGTGCTATTGAACCAACGATCAAATACTTCTGATGCTGTCGTGTTCAATGCGAAAGAAGCCGAGTAAATGCCAGTAGAAACCCATCCACCAGTTATAGGATTATTTGGTGTTGCTGTAATTGTATTGTTGCCAGATGGATCGTCAAACACCCTTACATAGATGTTACCAGTTCCAATTGCTGGTATGTTAGCCAAACGACCCCTAACAACATTGTAAAGATAAATTGTATTTAGATTATCTTGGGCTGATGCTAACGAACTACTTGCATAAAAATGTCCTCTATTATCTTTTCTTACAGAATTCCAACGTGCTTCTAGAACTGGTCTTTTAAAGAAAAATTCAGTACCTCTTGCAAAGAATTTTTTAGTATAAAAAGATTGCAATGCATTTTCGTGACTTGAAGATAATTTAATACCAAAACCATAATTTTGTTTTGTATTATTAATCCACTGTTCTACTATGTTTGAAACATTAATAATCAAATCTTCAGTGCCATTTGAAAAGTATTGAGATGATGTAGGCGTGGTGTGATAATCGCCACCAGAAGTTGTCCAGTTAGTTATACCAGAATTAGAAGATGATGCTGCTGATATCCAATTTGCATAACCAATATCACTATACTCTTCCATATCTAAACCGTATCCTTCATCCCATGATCTAGATACTGCTGATACAGTTAGGGTATAGTTTTTTGGTAATGTTTGAGAGTGTCTTGCATTATAAAGTTTTAAATACCACTCTACAGAACCAGAACTTGCAATCAAATTTGCATTTCTATCTGAAACTATTTGATCTACTGGAAACTTAACCAATATTCTAGATAATTCTGAAGAACCAGAGCTAGCTTGTCCAAATATTTTAAATATCTCTAGAATATCAGATAAACCCATATTTCCACTAACACCAGTGCTAGTTAGATTTGCTTTATAAGCATTTGTTATTGTTGTATCGGAATCAGCTAAATATCTTTTTATTGCCATTATCTAACGGTTCCTTTTATGTCGCTACTTAAATCTTTTATTTCTAAAATTACATTATGTGGTACATTTATAAATCTACCATCTGATGAAGTTTGGGATCTTATATCTAATTTTGTTGTTGAATAAAAACCATTTGTTTTGTTTATTATTTCAACGTTTGTTACGTCAGAAACACCATCTAATTTATTTAATGTTGTGTATACATCACTAATACTAAATGGTTCTCCAATATCAAAATTTAAATTATATTTTGCTATTAATGCTAAGTAACATTGTTGTAAAACATCATATTTATCAGAATCTTTTGTAGTTATAACTGAAAAATTTATACCTATATTTACTATTTTTGCGTCTAATATATCTATTGTATCGTTAACCATTCTATTAGAATTTAACCAATTTTTTAAGTTTTCTTTTATAATAGAATTTGTTTGTACTAAATTACCAACATCATTTTCTGATATTACATATAGATTTAAATTTCTTTTAAAAGAGTTAGGATCTTGAATTATGTTACATCTCTTAATTGCACCAAATTTATTTGGCATAGCATAAACTAAAGATATGTAATCTTGTCTTGATACTGCTCTATTTTGTGATGCATAAAAATCTAAAGTTCTAATTTTAATTTCATCAGTTTCTAAACTTCCAACTTCTCCAACTATTGGTTCTTCGTTATTTACCTCCAAACTACCAGCAACAGACGATACTAAAGTATTTGTTAGATTTAACCTATCTTTAAATCTTAGATTTCTTTGTAAAACAGTGGAAACGCTGTTTGTTGGTGAATTGGCAGTATCTGTATCGCTCTCTAGATATAAAACTCTTATTGTTGTATTAGATGGACCAACACCAAGTTTATCTGTTTTTATTATGTTTGTAGGATCAAACGAAGTATTTGTAACATATGTTTTTGATTGTAAAGACAAAACTAGTTGAGCTGGGTCTACAACTGTTTCGTTTGTTACCTCATTCTCTGAGCCGTACCCAAATTGGACATATGTATTATCAATTGTTCTTTCAAGTACAAATCTTCTAGGAACTGGTATTGGTTTTAAAATACTTGTTATAGTTGAAGTATCAGTATTTTTTACTTCTTTAAATATTACGTCTTGAGATAAAAAATCTACTTCATAATATTCGTGACCCTCTAAGTCAGTAATACTTATAATCTCAGTAATATTTGTGCTATTTAAAGCAATTTTTCTGAATTTTTCAAAAGAACCAATATCTATTACTTGTTCTCTAAATCTTCCAGACATAACTTTACCGTTTGCTTTAATTGCATAACTTGTTGGCAAACCAGTACTTGAATCAACTCTTGCTACTACTATTCTGTTATTTGTATTGCTAAAATCAACATCTTCCATCAATATATATTGTTGACCATTTGTTGATTTAAACGTACTATTTTTTTCTATAATTGGAATATATGCTGAATCTGGGCCAGTAGAGGATGCGTTTGCTGGAACTGCAATATATAAACTAACGTTACCATAAGATATAGCTTTTGCTGGTACTTTAAAGCCCATTTGTCTAGCTAATGACATTACGTTTTTTCTTTCTGTTGCAGTATTAAGCAAAGATTCGTTTACACTATAATCTAGGTAAAACGATAATACATCTCCAACATACGAAACCGTATCCAGCATTAAAGAAGCAAAAGACGAATCTGAAAAATCCTTTACTGTATCTGGATAATACCTTCTAGCGTGGTCTATCAATTCGTTCTTTATAGAATTAAAGTCTCTAGCAGTATATTTTATTGGTACTTTCTTATCAGCCATTTATTATGTTTCCAATTATTAAATAGTTCACAATTGAATAGTCAATAAATCATTTTCTTTAATTGGTAAAATATTATAATAAATTTTAATTTCTAACGCATATTCAGTTATATTTTGGTTAGTTGAACTTTCTTGAACTTCAATGTTTGTTATTGATATATATGGTAAATAAATTCTAACTTTTTGAAGTATAGAACTTTTAATTTCATCACCAAGACTTGGAGAAGATATTTCAAATAATCTTCTTTTTAACCCAACACCATAGGATGGAAGCATGATTCTTTCCCCAGGTTCTGTTAATAACAACATTTTTAAATTTTGTTGTGCCAATATCTTTAAATCTTTTACTAAAGAATAAGCACCATCTATTTTATCTATTGTTAATGGTAATCTTGGCGCATAATTTGGCATCTTTTATCTCCTAACAATCTTCTGACTTTTCAAAAAGTTCTTCTAATTTATTAAATAAACCAATTCCTTTTGCTGCTTTAAGTTTTAATGCTTTTTGTTTTGGAGTAAGTAAAAATTGAGCAGTATCTAAAGCTAAATATGCAAATCCCCAAGGTGGAAGAACTGGTGGTCCAAAACCAAAGGGTACTAGACCAACTGGTAATAAAGCAAGCGAGAAAGGTAAACAAGGCAGCGTTGTTTTAGAAACAAATTCTGCTGCGTTTCTTATTGGATTAGCAATTCTAATATTTGGATCAAAAGATTCTGCTAAACCTTTAATAATTTCTATTGGTGCTTGTATGATAAATTTCTTTATCATATCTGCTATAGCATCAAGATTATAACTATCTATATCAAGTCCTTCGATTGAGAATGGGTCAAAACAATCTTTGTATAGAGGGTCTACGGTTAAAAGAGTGAATATGTTTGACCTCAAAGAAAATAAAGTTGATGTAAATATAGAATTAAACTGACTATACTTGGTAGAGACTGTTACAATTTTATTAATTTTCATTATTGATAAAATTTTAGAAGTTGGATAAATAAATTCTAGTAGAACATCTCTGTACTGAGTCTTCAATTCGTTTGGTATATCTATTGTTTGTAAAATTTTATTCTCAATAATATTTCTATTTGTTTCTTTTGCTAAATTTAAATCTGTGCTAATAAACAAATTTTCAATTTTATCTAATATTTGAGAATATTCTTGTTTTATAAAATATCTAATTTTAAAATCTGTACTTAATTCTTGATCTAATTTAATTTCTTGATTTGAAATAGGATCAATTAAAGTATTTTGTGTTTCGATTAATAAGTCAACACTTTCTTCAATATACTTCACTATCAAGTCATAAAACAAAGTAGAAGCACCAGATAGTCTTCTTAAATCTTGTTTTATTACTTGTAATAGAAATTCAATATATGTATCATCATTGTGAACATAGTTATATGCATTTATTTTTGACAAACTCAATAAATCTTTGAGTTCTTGTCTGAGACATAAAGTTCTAATTAATAATCTTATTTGAGCCACAGCAATGTATTTGTTTAGCATAGGTGGTTCGTTTAAATTATTTTCCTCACTAATTGCACATGGATCGTTAAGATAGTCGTTAGTACATTTATTTTTTACAGATTTTAATCCAATTATTTGTTCAAAAGGAATAATTAAAATTAAATTTATTAATTCTTTATTGGATATATCTACTGCAAGATCTGTGTTTGTTTGAAGATAGTTTAAAATATTTGCAAAATTTTCATAGTATTTTGATTCATCAAGATTTGTTATTCTTTTAAATGCATCAATTTGCCAAGATGTGTTTGCGTTTTTATAATTAACTATATCTTTTATTTGTCGTTTTATAGATTCTGGTGTTTCTCTGAAAGGGCCATTTGTAAAATTTGATGTTTCGTATAAAAGAGTTTTTTTATTTAATTTTTCAACATTATCAATATTATAATCTTTATTTAATAAATAATTTACTTGATCAATTTGTTGAACATCAAGAGAGTTTATAATATTTGAAAGCTCGTCAGTGTACAGCTCATTAATTGTTAGAACTGAATTGTCTTGTGGTAGTATTAGATTTGTTTGATTAAATATAGATGTATATTTTAAATCTAAGCTATTAATTGTTTTTTCTTGATTAGAAAAACTGGGGGTTTCCTCTAAATAATTTATTAAGTTTGAAGTTTGATATTCTTCTAAAATACCTATTGGCTGTTCCTCAGTTGCGTTATCTTTCATTATTTTATTGATATCTGCTAACCATCTATTATCTATATTTTCTGTATTTGTTACTCTTAATTGTCTTAAAGTGTAAACTTCTCTTTTTGGCAATTGATTAACTTCATAAGATGACAGACCATAATCCGATAAAGCATAATATCGGTCATCTGGTTCTCTTAATGTGTCTTCGTTAACATTTTGTCTAATAAATGTAGCTTGTCGAAAAAAGTTTTCTAAAATTAATTCTAAATTTAAAGAATTTGTTTCAAAACCAGCAAAGTTAACAAACACAATAGCTTTTAAACGAGTGCCATCTGGTTTTGGAATTTCTACATAATAATCCTCTGGAAATTGAAATTCATATTTAAGCATTTCTTTTAAAATATCTTTTTTATTTGGTTTATCTTCATAATTAAATTGGTTTGAAAAATAATTTACTACTTGATTTTCTGTTATAAAATCATAAACAGTATTATAAGCAATTGCACTATCGCCAATAAAGTAATCTTGATACAGTTTTTCACTTAATTGTAAAAGAGACTCAGAATTTATAATCTGATTATATACGTTGCTTACAGCTTCAATACTGCGATCATCAAAAATATCTTCATATATATCAGAACCTTGACCTTGTGCAATTACATTACCAACTCTTGATAAATAATCATTTATATAAATAAATATTTTTTTAGATATTTCATTTGTAAAATTTAATATTATATCTGGTGAATATTTTTCTACTACAAGTGCATATTCTTCTTTGTCTGTGTAGTATAAAGGATTGCCTAATGCTTGAACTCTTTTATAATCTACGTTCTCACCATTCTCAATTCTTATATTTCCAATTCTTCTTTTGTCTTGTGGTACTGCACTATAAAATCTAGTTACTTTTCTTCTTTGAGTTTTCTTATTAAAAAATAAATCTTGTACATTTTGTGATTCTCTAAAATGAGTACTTCTGGTTGTTGCAAAATAAGTATCAATAACAGTTTTTGCTGTATTTTCAATTAGTGGAAAATTCTTTAATGTCAAAGAACCTGCTTTTCCATTTTTACAAAATATATTAGTTTGTAGTTCGTTAAAAACAGAATTTGGATCCTTTCTATAGTTTCCAAGAAATTTAGCTAAACTATTAAATCTATCTGCGTATCTTTTTCTTTCGTTTTCTAAAAGTTGTTTAATTTCTTCGTCAGAGTTACCAGCAGCACGCAACAATCTTGAACGAATTGTCTCTCTTGTAGATTCATTTGTATCACATACATCACTAAATCTTGAATCTGTAATCTCTTGGTGTCTTTGTCTAATATCATTGCATATTTTAGTTGGAACAAACCTTCCTAATTTTGCAAAAAAATCAACTATGATTATGTCATCACTTAATCTTGATTTTAATAATTTATAATCAAAATTTAACAATTCTTTTATAGTATCTAGAGTTAAGTTGTTTGGATTTCCTTCTAATAAAAGGCATATTTCATTTGGAGTAAGCATCATAGATAAATCATTTAAGAAATTATTGATACTTTTAATACTTTCTAGATTCTCATCACATTCTGGAAAGTTTGATGACCTTATAATATTTCCATCTGCTTGAAAACCAAATGTGTTAAATATTTTTTCTAATTCTTTTTGTATAGCGTCTATTTTTAAGTTAAAAGAATCAGCAAAACCTTGGTTTAATATATTTGATATACTTTCGTAACCTTGAATCAGATTCTCTATGCCACCCTCGCATAAGTTGGTAACTACATCTAATATTTTTTGTAAAATTTGCATAATTGTTTGAACAAGTATGTCTATTAATTCAAATAATATTTTGTTAAAAACATCTTTTAGAGAAAAATTGAAATTAATATTTATATCTGGAAATTGAAATGTTGGTGGATTACAAACAAAAGATGTAATTCCCTTAACTATGTAAGAAACATCTACTTCTTCACCTATTGTATTATTCACCTCAGTTAATGAACATTCAAGCAATAAATTTATTTTATCTTTAAAATCATCACTATCTCTTAATGATTCTAAAGAGATTAAACCTAATTTTGATTTTTCTGTAAGCAAATCGTTAATTTTATCTTTTACTTCTTTTTCGTTAGAACATTCAGAAATCTTATCGAATATAGAATTAATGATTTTAGTTTGTATTAGTTCATTGTACTGTACTTCTGGGAAACAGGTTTCATCGTTCATGTTATAATCTCATTTAAAATTGTTTGTTTTAACATATCAAAACTATAAGAACTATATTTTTGTATTTCTGTTTTTGTTAAATTTTTACTTTTCTTTAAAACATCTACTAAATCTGAATTTGTCAGACAGAATTGTTCCATTAGTTCAGAGAGAACAATCTGTTTTTCTTCTTTTGATAAAAATGGAAAAACTTTAGTTTTTATTTCTTCTAAGCTATAAGTAGTTGTTGCAATTAAAGATAAACTATTGTTTACACCATTGTTAGTACCTATAGTAGTAGCTAAAAGGTTGAGTAAACAATTTAAAGCTTTTGGTCCTAATTTACACAATATTTGATTTAAAGAAAGTACGCTGTAAACAAACTTTATAGCATTTTTTCTTTGTCTAGATTGATTTTCTATATTGTTTGGTATTAGTGAAGCTTGAAATTTTTCAAAATCAGTTCCAGATGTTTTTTTATTTTGTAATTTAGTTAGGTCTTCAGTAAAATTTAGATCTTTAAATATATCTTTATCTTTATCATAAAAACTTTCCCAGCTATAATATTTTTTCAAATGATCAATTGATTTTTTTAATTCTAAACTGTATTTATTTTCAAATTCATTTGAAATTGATGTTTTTAACGAAATTGAATTTAATGTTTGAGTTGTAGAATTTACAAAAGAAAGCATTTTATCAAAATCTAATTGATTTTGATCTAATAAATTTTGAGCTGCTGCTGTTATGATTGGAGGATATAGAACATATTTTTCAACAAAATCAGACAACGACATTCTACACGGATCAACAAAGTATAGTGAATCAATATATTTAAATAAATTTAATGTTCTCTGACTTCTTCCGTAATCGTTATTCCTTAAATTGTTTAAGCCAACTAAAGGATATTTACAAACGTTATTAACTCTTAAAGATGCAGAGTGAAATCTACCACATTCATCTAGTAAAATTTCTAATGTTTCATCTACATTGTCTTTTATTTGTATATCGTTTAAAGAAAATATATTATATAATTTTTGATAAAAATTAATTAATTTTTTAAACTCTTTTGAAAAAGAAAAATTTTGTATTTGCACATTTGAAGATGATAAAGCTTTATCATAAAAATTCATAACATTTTTAATATAGAATAGTTTATTTCTTAAATCTTTTGTTGATAAACTAAAAACTTGTGAATTTTGTGGTATATCTAATAGAATATCTTTAGCTGGGACGGCATCAAAGTATTTTTTTGGAATAGATACTAAACTTTTAATTCTAGAATTAGATATTGGTCGCACATAATAATCTTTAAAAAATGCAAATTTAAAATAAGACAGGAGTTTATCAAGATTTTCATCAGATGAATCTTTATAATAAAAGTCTAGTAATTTTTTTGTTCCTGTTCTTATTGAATCTTTTATAAACAATTCTTTATTATCAATTTTAGTATAATTTGTTATTATTGGTATGGTATATGTTTTGTCAGATGAATCATAGTATGGAACATCTGGTTCCATCATTGTCCAATCTGGTTGTATAAAATTATTAATATACTCTATCGTGCAAACAAAAGGAGCAGATTCTGGTGTGTTTGCGGACCTCTTAATATCAGCTACATCTACATAATAATTTTTTCCATTAAATTCAATTTTATGTAGTGAACAATTAGATCCTTCAAATTCTGATAATACAGTTACATAAGTGTTGTTTGGTGCAGTTAAAGCAAGTGTATAGTAAGATGGTTGTCTATATAGTTTTATTAGATTCGATGCGTTGTAAAGGAAGTGAGTAGCCATATATATATTTAGTTTAATTTATGATAGTTACTTAATATATAATCCTTGCTTACTGGAAATAATGGCATCTTGTTACCAATCTCATTATTTGATGAAGTTTTTATGGAATTGATTATTGTCTTAAGGTGGTTTAGCTGATTCTTCCCACCTCTACTGGCAAGAGAAATACTTGGAGGAACAACAATTCCAAAAAATGGACTTACATGATTATGTATCATTACTTGTGAATTAAATTCAACCTGTTCATTCATAAACTCATATATTAATTGAATTACTTCGGTTAATACTTTTATCAACTTTTCATCTAAATAATTTACTAGTTTATTACCTAATACCATAGGTTCTAAACTATCTTCGTCGTTTTGTGCTATTAAACAAACTCCTCCATTATTATCTGTATCATCAGTTCCAGAAGAAACTAGCTTTATTAATTCTCTTGAAATTATTCTTATATGGTCAGATTTTAGTGCAATAGCAGATTTTCCTCTTGAACTTGCAAATTTCTTAGTTTTATTATTGTTGTCTAATTCTAGACCATCTCTTAAACCAAAATAATCATCTATATTACCGTTTTGGGTTATATAAATTCTACTAGCATCTTTTGCAAAATTAGGATTAAAACTTAATATGTTATTATCACTTGAATCTTGTAATTTTAAGTCCTTATTTAAAGGGCCAGCTACTATGTCAATAGCATCACAGTTATCAGAACCAGCACCACCTTCTCCACTAAATAGACTTGCTGGTCTATCCTTACCTAGCACTATATAAGAATTTGATGAATTAACATTCAATGAAGTTTCTGTTTCACTTGTATTTCTTCTTACTTTTGGATATGGTTTATAACTTGAACCAATTCCATTGTTTATATAAAAACTAGAAGCGCCATTAGCTAATTTATCGTTTGTTTTTGAAGATATATTTTTATTTTCTGCCATTTTTAACCTTCTGATTGTGAATATTCAAGATATTCTGGACATTGAGTAATTGCTTGATCATAAGCAGCAGCTAAATATACATCATAATTATTTTGAGCATATAATGGACCATTATATTTTTCAGCTAATTTTGCAAAATTTAAATCATTTGCATATCTAATTGCTATTGGATTACTTTTAAACCATGCTTCAACTAATTTTTTGGATATTCCAACAGGATCTTGATTAAATAGTCTAACTGCTTCATCTGGGTTGCTACTGATACCTGAAAAGTTAGAACCCAATACTTGGTATATTCCAAAACTTGTTGAATTTAAAGCACATTGTTTATTTATTGCAAAAGCTTTTTGAAATGCTGCTTGTTTAGTTTCTGAAGACTCTCTTGAAAACCCTTCTTCTTTACCGTCCTTTCCTATACGTCGAGTATCAGACACTGGCTTTCCTCTTTGTTTTGAACCAGAGCAAGGATTAAAAAGATGAGGCTCAAATCTTATAGTATTTGGATTCCTTCCTCCTCCACTTTCAACAGACCTAAATGCAGCCAGTAATGCGGGTTCTATACCAATTCTTAAAGCAGTTTCAATAACTTCAGCAGAATCACCACATAAATTTTGTGCTTTGTAAGTTTTTGAAGGCTGTACTGGCTGAAACGAATCGTCATTTTCAGATGTAGAATATGTTTCAGAAGCTTCTTGTGCTCCTGGGCTTGATTCGCCGCCAGCAGTATCGGCTTTTGAAATGGATTTTATTATAAATCCATCTTTTTTGTTCTTTCTATCTTTGTAGTCAACTAATATTATATCTCCAACTGCAATATCGATTGGTTCTAAAGATGTAAATCTATCATGCATATCAATAAAAAATTGATGTATACCATCTGTGCCGTCATCAAACTTTGGTGGCATTGGTATTGCAGCATGATGATATTCGTTTATTCTTGCTATTGCAGTTTTTTTAGTAGTTTCCCAAGGAAAATTAAATAATACTGATAATATGCTGTCTGTGCTTTCAAAAGGAGCAGCATCGCTAACACTTAAAACAATAGCTCTATACGGGCCTGTAGAATCGAGCACGTTTGGCTCAAATAGCTTCTCACCAGCTTCTATTGTATTTAAAAATGTATTGGTAATTTTTGTTGGATATAATTTATCTCTATTTTTTTGAGTAGTAGCTACGTTTAAATTACCATATATATATTTTTTTAGATTATCTTTATTATCTATAGGATCATTAGGCATTTACGATTCCTCGTTTAAAGAATTATAAATCTCTTCTCTGTCTGAGTCGTTTAAATCACCATATATAGATGATTCTCTTTTCATCATCAAAGCGGTTAACTTTACTAGTTGCTCATTTGATCTTTGTAATGATTCAACGTATTTTGCAGCCACATGACCAACTTCAGCGTGTCTGTGTTCATCTTTGCCAATATATTGAGAAACATCTTGCAAAAGCTCATTAGTTATTTCTCTATCTTTTTCTATATTTTGTAATGCTTGTTGAACATAGTCATCTAATGTTTTTCTTTTTGCCATACTATAATTAGAACCTTATCAAATATTTCCAGAATCCCAATCATTCTTAAAGTCTTTGTATCTATTGCGAACTTTTGTTAAGTTATTGACAATTTGTTTTGTATTAAGACCAGTAATTTCTCTTATATAAAGATATATTGCTTTTTTATTAAAAATTTCAATGTGATCTGGCTCTTGCATTAGTATCTTAATTGCTTCTACAACTCTTCTTTCGTTAACTTTCATTTCTACATGTTCCCAACTGTTTATCTCATACCAAAACTCTCTCCAAAATTCATTTCCTTCTCTGTTTATAAAGTAATTGTGTTCAACAATAAGAGTTTTGTGGCAAGACGTTTTGGTAAGGTCTTCAATACCAACTTCTCTTTTAGTTTGCTCTGCTGTTTTCTTAACTTTATGAATAAACCAATTTTTAGTAATAACAGAAAAATACGAAAAAGCCTTAGAGCCAGATGAAGGATTAAACTTATCTAATATAGTAGTAAGCCAAATCTTGCATTCAGATCTAAGGTCATCAATGTTTGGAAGAGTAGTAAACTTATATGTAAATACTATTTTATCCACCATTTCATTAAACGCTGGTTCAATGTAAGTTACATAAAGTTCGGTTCTAATCTTATTATCATCTGTCAGTGCATAGTTGATAATTGCTTGTTCATGAGCATCTGTGAAATAATTATTCTGCTTTTTCTTGGTCATTAACTGGTTCCTCTTTTTCTTCACCTTCGCTAATGATGAAGGAATCACTAAACATTTTTATCTCTATAACTGTAAGTTTCATATGTTGAATAAGCCTTTGTAATACAGGCTCACCATAAAACATTTCCAATTGATGAACAGACTCTAAATGCACTGCCAATTCTTGCAGTTTTGTTCTAAATTCAATAACGCCTTCGGTAAATACAGAAAGTTTTTCTAACAGTTTTCTTGTATACCAAAATAACAAGCCATTTATTGTAATCGATAATAACAATAAGATTGATAAAGTAATCATAAGTCCCTATTCTTTAATTGTTGTTTTTGTTCTTTAAGATCTTTTTTAAATTCTTCGATCTTCTCTTTAACTATAGCACCATTTTTATTACTTGTCAAATTATTGGTTTCTGGTTGCTTAGTTATTGTTGGAATTGATAGATTTTTCTTTAAGGTGTCAGTGCCACAAGAGTCACAATAAGAAAGCCTCTCATTGATTGAATGAGAGGCTTCTACAGTGCTCTCACAGCTTGTACAAGTGTAAGAGTATCTTGGCATTAGTTAGGCTCTACGGAATCCATAGAGAGAACTGGAGGGTTTGTAACAACCAATCCTTCTTCTGTCTCAATTAAATTAAATTCTTTAATAACTGGAACAATATCTGATTGTTCCATAAGTGATTTTTGAAGAGCCATCATAATTGCTCCTACTGCTTGATTTGAAAGTTGCATTTTAATCTCCAATAAATTTTGAATATTCAAGTTCGTTATAATATTTATTCATTATATTAAACTCTAATTCACATTGTTTTTCGTTTTCGTATCTTTGTTTACCATTATCATCACGAATTACATTTAATCTTCTTTCAAAAAATTCTTTTTTTGATTTTGACCAAAAGTGTCTTATAAAAGCTGTATCAAATTTTGGTTGGTCGGTCGCCGCAAAGTAATATTTTTCACCATCATTTTTTTCATTTTGTCCTGTAATGAATTGTTTATCAGTATCTACTGCTAATGGTGGTTGTGGGTAAGACATTATAGTATCATATATATTAAAATGTGGATTAATATATTGTGGTATTGCTTTTCTTGGATTTAATATTGTTTTTATGTGGCAACTAACATTATTATGTTCATTATTGTTTGGATTGTTGCATTTAGTAAACGTATTCAAAACTGAGTTTGTTTCATTATAATCTAGACCTGCTGAGCCAAACATCAACCAATTTAATCCTACTGCTGGGTATCTTTCGTAATTTTGTAAAAATGATTTAATATTTTTATCATTTCTTAGCGTTATAAACTCATCACAGTCTATAAAAGCAATCCAGTAATTTTTAAATCTATAATTTTTCATAAAATCATTATAAACTTTTTCTTTTATTGTTCCATCATCAACTTTTTTTAATGTAATGAAACCATTTTCATAATATGGTTTTAAAATTATTTTATAATCATCAGAACTATTATTATCATACAAATAAAAGTGCTCAATACCTATAGATATATGATAATCAATCCATTCTTTTAAATATTTTGATTCATTTTTAAAATTAGTACAAATGCTTATATAATTTGTTTTAATTTTTGAATCTGCTGGTTTAAATTGTTCAACTCCTTCTCTATTTGTTAGTTGTTGAACATGTAAACCTTTGTAAATACCAATCGCTCCATTGAACACACAATTTCCAAATTTATTATACATATCATTATAAAATGAAGCATCTAAATTTTTTGTTTGTTCCTCTGGAAGCCATACGTTGTGAATTTTATTACATTCGGCTCTCCAAGAAACTTGTGTAGCATCAATCTTGCAAAATGGATTAATTGGGATTGTCCAATTTAATCCAGATACTGCTTTTGTAGACCATTCTTTATTTTGATTATAATGTTTTAGAGTATCGCATGAGATTTGTTCAAAGGGATCAAATGGGATAATGTGACAATAACTGTACATTATATCTTTATTTGCTTTATAGAATGTGTTTAGGTTACTAAAATAATCTTTGTGTAATGCATCATCATCGCTCATCATAACAATAATATCTGCGTTACTCTCTCTCATTGCCCTATTCATAAAAGAACCATGAATAGAACCTCTTTTTATTTTATTTTCTATAGAATCGTTTGTTTTTAATATTTTTAAATTTTTTATATTAAATTTATATTTTTCAATAATATCTTCAATTGGGTTTAGTGTACTTCCATCATCAATTATACAAAATTCATAATTATCATAATTAACACTTTCCATACTTCTCAAAGCATTTAAGACCATATTAGGTCTTTCAAAATATGGCATTATTAATAAAATTTTTAAATTCATTAGTTTAATCCACCATTAATTTTAATTGTACTTCCATTGATATATGGAGTATCAATTAAATATTGTATTGTATTTTGTAACTCTTCTATTGTGCCCAATCTTTTTGCTGGGATGGTGTCAACTATCTTTTGTCGTATGTCCTCTTGTATCTTATACACCAACCCACCATCAAAATATCCTAGTTGTATAGTATTACAAGTTATATTATTATTTATATTTTCTAATGCCGCTGTCTTATATAAAGTTTCTATAAAAGATTTAGATGCAGAATATATGGAAGTTCCAATAATTGGTTTATCTGCGAGAACAGATGAAGCTGCAATAACTCTACCATACTTTTTTTGTCTCATTTTTGGTAAACAAGAAGATAAAATATTCACATTTCCATTAATGTTAACTTCTATTTGTTTAGAAGCTAGTTCTATTTTATTCAAATCATATTTATGTAATAAACAGTCATAATTGTATGCTGCCATATTAAGAACAATATCAATATCGTTAGAATTAAAAAAATTATCAACACTAAATTTATCCGCTATATTTACATCTTTAGAACCCAAAGAAATAACATTATATTTATTTGCTAAAGATTCTTTTAATTTACAGCCCAAACCGCCAGTAGCGCCAAAGAGAACAAGATTTTTCATTTTTTCCACCTTATAATAGCTGAACCCCAAGTCCACCCAGAGCCAACAGCAGCAAAAATTAATAAATCATCAGTTTTAAACTTATTTTGCTGGTACATCAAATCCATTGTAACAGGTATAGAAGCACCAGCAGTATTAGCATATACTTGCATAGATGTACCAACTTTTTCAAAAGGTAAATTTAATATTTTTGCTGTTTCTTTTAGAATATTTATACTTGGTTGGTGTGGAATAAGATAACTTATTTGTTCTATACATATATTGTTTTTATTTAACAATGTCAAGATACTTTCTGGTAAAACTTTCTTACCAGTTTCATATACAGCCTTACCATTCATATCAAAATAATGATTATTATCATCAATAGTTTGATAGCTTGCTGGCATATATGATCCACCTGCCCTTACAGTAAAATTTTCTTTTCCTGTACCATCTGCGTACAATAGACAATCAAATAAATTACTATCATCAAATTCCAACACAACAGCACCCGAACCATCGCCAAAAAAAACACATTGTCTATCTTTCCAATTAGTAATTTTAGAATATACTTCCGATGCTACAAGTAAAATTCTTTTATATGTATTTGATTTTAAAAAAGAATTAGCAATTGAAAGACCATAAATAAATCCACTACAAACGGCATTAATGTCAAATGCAGCAGCATTTGATGCATTCAATTTTTGCTGTAATATACATGCAGTAGATGGACTTATCCTATCTGGCGTTGACGTAGCTACTATGATTAAGTCTATTTCTTTTGCATCTATTTTTGCATCGTTTAAAGCAATTATACTAGCATTATATGCTAAATCAGATGCACTAATGTTTGAGTCGGCTATTCTACGCTCTTTTATACCTAATTTTTCTTGTATCCACTCATCAGTAGTATCTATGAAAGATTCTATTTCTTTATTTGTTAAGACTCGTGGTGGCAAATAAGAACCTAGTCCAGTTATAATCATGGTTTATAATCTCTTATATTTTTATTTTTAATATCTTTTTCTGCGTACATATTGTTAAACGGATCGGAGAACATGGGTGCATAATAATGTTCGCATCCTTCAAAATAATAATGAGTTGCTTGACTCCAACGAGTTCTTGTTGGGTCTGTAACTTTCAACCCACCATGCAATAAATTAGCAGACCATATTAATGCTTGTCCTTTTTTAGCAATAAAAGGTTTCTTTTCAAGATTTTTTGATTCAATCACATCTTCAATAAATTGTTCATATTGTTTATAACTTTCAGCTTGTTCCCCATACTTTGCTGGTTGTAGATTTAGAGATTTAAAATCAAAGATTGGTAATTTATGGCTCGTAGGGCAATAAACTAAAGTACCATTAGATTCATCCATATCTTCTAATGCAACCCACGATGCTGCAACCCAGTTATATGGAATAGTGTGGAAATGTATAGCATCACTATGAATTGGTTGATTAGAACCTTTAATAAAATTTATTGTTTGAAATGGAAAAGTTCTCCTACCATATAAAAATTCTATTGTTTCTATTATTTTAGGATGATTTGCTATAGCCCTAACGTGTTCTGATTGCTTCCACGCTTCAAATACTCTTGGACTATCAGAATAGTGATAAAAATTTTCTTGATGTTTGTTTGAGTTTTTATTGATATCATTTTTTAATGATTCAATTAGATTATCATTTAAATTTAGATCTATTACAACATAACCATCTTTATTAAATTTTAATGCTAAAACTTTTTGTTCTTCAGTTATGTCAATTGAGTTTAATATTTTATTAAATAAAGGCGATTCAACCCAAGGAATATTCATTAAATTTTTATTATTCATTCTTTTCCTCTAATGTATAAATGTTGTGGCAATGATTACCAGCAGCTAAAAAATCACAAACTTTAGTAAGAATTATATTATTTTTTTCAGAATATTCAAGCAGTTGTTGCTCTGTAATTTTGACTACACCATAAAAGTTTTTATTTATATCATTTTGTGGATATAAAAGTTGATAAGTATTGTCAATAAAGCAAGAAAATATAATTTTTGTTTTATTATTTTTCAAAAATGGCAATAATTTATTCAATGTTGAATAAACATCTTCAATTATTAAATGCGTAAATACGCTTATCAATACAATACAATCAAAGTTATTTTTATATAATTGCTGAAGCTTTCCCTCTTCTATGAATCCAAATTCAACTCTATTATCGTCTAATAGTGTTTTAGCTATATTGATTCTCTCAACTCCATGTGGACTGTTTGGTTCTAGACCAACGTAAGTAAATTTATCTAATCTTAGACTTATAAAGTTAGATAAAATACCAGCACCACAGCCATAATCTAATATTTTAAATTCATTTTTAAATTCATTTCTACATGGCTCTAAAAAGCAACTCATTCCAATTGAAGCATCTGGTTCGTAATTTGTGCCGCCATATAAAGACAAATAATTTGAATGGGTTTTTTGTATTATTGGTGTTTTGTCTTCAATTTTCCAAAATTCTTCCCATATTGTATTTGAATCATACATTTTTAAGAAATCCTTTGTCATTTGCAAATTTAATTATATTTTCTTTGTTTCTATTTTTATGTAAAGTTAATGGATTACCTATCCAAACGCTCCAAGGTGTTAAACTATTTTTAGTATAAACAAATGATTTAGCTCCTATTGTACACCCTTCTGGTATCTTAACATTTGGCATAACCATAACATCAGACGCTATGCCAGAATAATCACCAAACTGTATATCTCCTCTAAATATTTTATTTTTTCCCCAATATTCGTTAACGGGTCCATAGTCTCCACTATAATCTTCTGAGGCGCAGAATAACTTAGAACCATAGCCAATAAAACACCAGTCGCCTAATGTTACTGTGTGTTGAGAACCTCCGCCTATAACGGCATGTGAAGTGATTTGTATATTATTGCCAGTTTTTAACCCACAACTAATCCAACAAAATGGATCAATTCTAACATTATCACCTAAAAAAACTTTAGATGGATTTGCAAACAGAGTATTGTGACCAATAAAGACATTAGTTCCACAATAACCAAGCTGTTTTTTTATTTCTTCATTCCAACCAAGCATGATTTACTCCCATTTTTCGTTTCCTTTAACACCAACTTGAAAAAAATAATTTTCACTATCATTTTTAGAATTATTTCTATGTACTGAATGGTCAGTACACATACTATGATTTATAGGATAACATGAAAAAGAATTTTGTTGTATTAAGTTTTTTCCTATAGTTATAAATGAGTGAGTAAAGAATACTTCAGACTGTGTAACATTATACCCACAATTTGAAGAAGGTAAATTACCTCCATTTATTTCTAATACTTTTATCAAGTCTTCGCGTTTACAAAGTCCAAAACCACCACCACTATGAGTTGTTGGGCAAGTAGTGCTTATTGGTGCAAAAGCTAAAAATCCAATATTATTTTTAATATTATTATTATATTCTTCTATAAAAATATCATAATAATTATTAGCAAACAACAAGTGGTCATCTTCTGAGAAAATCCAATTCTCGTAATCATTCGTAAAATTTTTAAAAGCAGTATCGTACCCATCAAAAGAACTTTGTTTATTATTTGTTGTAAATGTTCTTATTTTACCATTTTTTATTTCTTTATTATTAATAGAATCAATATATTCATTACCAATTAAATAATCTGTATTATGATTTAAAATTATTAAATCATATTTTGTATTTGATTCAATATTTGATTCTGTTTCTATAATTTGTTTAAGAAAGTTTAAGCCAGATATCTTATTTGGTGGAGAATTGTTTCTTGGGCTTCTTCCGTCCAAGAAACAGTTTACAATAACTCTGCAACTATCAGTAGGCATTTAAAACATCCACAATATATTGTCTATCTTCTTCAGTAAGCCACCAACCAACTGGTATATTTAAGTGCTGGCTGCAAAACTCATTTGTACCTTTCAACAAATCGTCGCTAAGCCTGTATTTGTTGAATACAGAGTATTTATCGTTTCTAACATGCACAACATCAGAAGCAATACCTTTTGACGCTAGGTACTTTTGCAAATCTTCTCTATCTTTTGTTAAGATAGTGTATATCCAACATGCAGACTCTAAATGTTTTTCTTCTCTCATTTTGATAATTTTTGAATTTGTTATATTATTATTATAAAATCTGTAATTTTCTTTATGTTTTGAAATAATATTATCAATATATTTCATTTGTTCCAATCCAATGCAAGCATTTACATTATTCATATGAAACTTATAACCAGCCTCGGTTATATCTTGAGTCCATTTGCTATGTGGGTATTTTCTATCAAGACCAAACCATTTTAATTTTTTAATACGCAAATCATCTTTAATATTTTTTGAAGTAATAGCGCCACCATCTACCGTAGTGAGATGTTTGATTGCTTGAAAAGAAAAACACACAAAGTCACTATGGCTACCTATTAGTTTTTCTTTGTATTTAGCTCCCAAAGCATGGGCAGCATCTTCTATGACTTTAATACCGTGTTCGGCTGCAATTGTATTAATCTCATCAATTTCAAAAGGTTGACCCGCCCAATGAACCCCTACAATAGCTTTTGTTTTTTTAGTGATTCTCTTTTTTACACTCTCTGGGTCTATATTACCAGTTGTTGGGTCTAAGTCGGCCCAAACTATTTTTGCTCCCAAAGTGTGTATAGGCTCATTTGTTGCCATGCAAGTCATTGGTGTTGTTATAACTTCATCATCTATACCCACATTAGAAGCAACATAAGCAAGAGTTAAAGCTGACGTACAACTATTCACTAATGAACAATTTTTATTATCAACATAGCTGCCAAACTCTGATTCAAATCTATCAGCTTGTTCGCCTTCAGATATAAATCCAGAATCAAAAATTTCTTGTAATTTTGCACCAATATTTGGTGGAGTATGTATTTTAAATAACGGTATTGTTTTCATAATAATTTCCTTATTTTAAACTAGTATCTATTGGTACTTTAAAAGATATGTCTTTTATACTACTTTTTAGTACATTTTTCTTTCTTTTAACAGCTATATCATATAGTGTTTGCTTTGTTGATGCAACATGAATTATACCTTTTTTATCAGAGAAACATTCTTCTAATATTAATGGAGCCATAACATCAATGTAATCTTTAGTTGTCCATTGATCAACAAAAGCTTTATCATATGGAAAATAATTATTAAAAAAAGAAGTTCGTATTATAATACTGTTTTCATAGGTTCTCACTACAAGTTCTGCTGCTCCTTTAGTTTTTGCATACTTACTTAATGGGTTTATTGGATCATGAATTTCATAATCACCTTTGTTCCCATCAAAAACATGGTCAGTAGAAATATATATTAATTTTATATTTTTACTTATACAAGAATACAATAAGTTTATTGTTCCAACAACATTTGTATTGATTGCTCTAATTGTAGAATTTATATTATTTTCTATGTCCATAACATCTTTAAATGCAGCACAATGTATACATAAATTAATATTATTTTTTATAAAATAATCATTTACTGATCTTTCATCTGCAATGTTAAGCGTCGTAGAGCTAGGTGTGAGTACGTTGTATTTTTTTAAATCAATAAGATTGACCAAATTTGAACCTAATAGACCACTAGCACCAGTTATTAAAACTGTTTCCATTTATATAAACCATTTATGTATTTTGGATTCCATCCAATATTTTTTAACTTTTCTGCCGATGCAGCATATCTTAAATCTTGACCACTTCTATTCTCTACAAATTGTATTTTTCCTTTACCCATCCATTCAATAATTGTGTTTGCAACTTGTAGATTTGTTAAATAATTTTCAGAGGCTATATTATACGTTTCATTTTTTATATTTTTGTCAATTAGTGTTAATATTCCATCAACATTATCTTTAACATATGTCCAATCTCTAACATATGAACCATCGCCATGAATTGGTATTGATTTTTTAGAATTTATAGAAAATATACATTTTGGTATTAATTTTTCTTCAAATTGTCTTTCTCCATAATTATTTCCACTTCTTGTGATAACGTACTCTAAACCATAAGTTCTTGCATAAGATAATACTAACATCTCAGCGGCTGCTTTGGTTGCAGAATATGGGTTAGATGGAGTAAGTTTATCTGTTTCTATAAATTTACCATCTATTTTATCACCATATACTTCATCTGTACTAATGTGAAAGAACAATGGTCTATCATAAGATGGTTTATTCCTAACTAACTCTAATAAATTATGTACTCCTAATATGTTACTTTTCACAAATACATCTGGAATTTTAATAGAGTTATCAACATGACTTTCTGCTGCAAAATTTATTAAAATATCACAAGATGGCAAATGATCAATTTCACTAATATCTGCTTTTATAAAAGTATAATTTCGATGGTTATCCCAAGGCAAAGTTTTGTGTGATGCATACCCCATTTTATCAATATCTATTACAATATCCCCTCGGTTTAATACTTCTTCTACAAAATGACTACCAATAAAACCTCGGCCACCAGTAACTATAAATTTCATTTTATTTATCCTTTAAAATTTTGGCTCTTTTAAATAAGAAAAAAAGCTTTGTGCATTTCTATCTTTATCCGATAAAATAATATTGTCAATATTTATTTTTAATTTTTGTTTAATTTGTAAATCATTATCTAATATATTTATTCCACTTTCATTTTCTTTATTATAATAGTTATCACACATATATTTAACAATACTATCATTATGCATAGAAATGAAACCATGTGCATAGCCATGTGGAACCCATAATAATTTTTCTGGTTTATCTAGGATGAAAAATTTTGATTCTCCTAAAGTTTTAGAATCTTTTCTAATATCTACAATAATATCTATAATTTTACCATTCAAACATTGTATTAATTTTCCCATAGGTTTTTCCCATTGATAGTGAAGCCCCCTAGCTACTCCAAAACGTGAAAATGATATATTTTCTTGAACAAAATTTATTTTTAATAAATCAGTAATTTTTTCGTCATATGATTGTAGAAACCAACCACGGTTATCATCAAATTTATTTAATTCTATTAATTTTACATTATCAAAAAATGTTTCTACATTCATTAATACACCAAGTTGTTTATTTTTTCTTTCCATATTTTATAGAATAAAACAGAATCACTAAATAATTGTTTATCATTTTTACCTTCTGCAAGCAATGTTATCGATTCATCATGATAAAAATGTATATCTTTACCAAAATAAAAAATTAATTTTTTATTTTCAAGAAGTTTTAAACAAAAATCATTATCTTGATAATTTTTTGATAAACTTGGGTTCAAACCACCCAATTCAATAAAGTCATTTAAATTAATCATTTGAAACGCTCCTGTAATGGATGTTTCACCTTTATCACAATTTACAAGATTATTGTGTTTATCTTTAAATCTATAAGCATGATGCGGATTACCATTTATCCATACTGTACCGCCAAATTGTATTGTTTCTCTCCATTTTCCAGACATTGATGGAAAATAAATTTTAATATTTTCACTATCATCATTTTGATATAAGGATAAATTTTTTGGAGGATATAACAATTTGCTACCAGATAAAGTAGAATTATTTTCTCTATGCCTTTGTATAAATTTTATTAAATTTTCTTCATTTGCACACCACAAATCAGAATTCCACAATATTATTTCATTTCCACCTAATTTATAACATAAAAAAGCAGCTATATTATTAAGCATAGAAAAATTAAAACCTTTATCGTTATCAATTCTTAAATAAGAACAAGAATTGTTTCTTGTAATATTTTTTAAACTGAGTTTAGACCTATCATCAACAATAAAAATATTGCATATGTTTTTAACATTAAAAAAATTTAAATTTTCTAATGTTTTTTCTAGTAACTGTATATTATCTTTTACACAAATAATGATAGTTGGTTTATTTTTATCCCATGTTTTGTCTTTTTCAAAATAACAAGCATATTTAACTAAGATACTATTAAAATGTGCTTTATTATTATGTTCTTCATAATTTTTTAATAATAACTCTTTTTGTTCTACAGTAAAATTTTCATAAATTAAAAAGTTATTATTTTCAAATAAATTACAATTATAATATGACTTCATTTAGTTCATTTGTTGTTTCAATTTTAAATTTATTAAAAATAGAATTTACAAATTTTTCATATATTTTATCTGTTGCAAATTCTTTCTCAATATGAATGGCAAGTCGTTTTGCCTGTCCACGGAATCTGTCATGATCTTTATAAACCGCTCTCATTTGAGATTTGGCAGATGTTCCAACAGGAAATGCCCACATAGTATCTTTTTCAATTACCCCTTCCCACAACGCTTCTGGTTGCACTGGTTGAAGTGTAAAGTCTACTCTTGCAAAATGTGGTTTAACTTTGCCTTCTTTATTTTCACAATACATAAAATCTGTATGACCAGACCACTCAGTTGTAATTATAGAAAGTCCATATCCAGCAGCTTCAAATAGTGGTAGACCAAACCCTTCGCCATGAGAAAGTGATATTAAAGCTTTAATTTTTGGATGTTTATAAAGAGAAGCCATTTCTGCTTCAGTCATATCACCGTGAAGAAGATAGACTTTACATTTTCTATCTTTATAGGGAGCAAGAATTTGTTGAATGTTATTTGTTATTGCCTCTCTATCTATTTGTGAAGCTCCTGCAAGATGTGTCTTACAAACAAGACCAACATTATCGTTTTTAAATTCTTCGACAAACCATTTAAGAGTATTTGCAAAGTTTTTTCTTGGTCCTGCTTGCGCTACAACAAGAAAATTAAAATCAGTTGTAATATCTAAATTAATATCAGTAGTCTCATTCTTTCTAACAGAATAATTAACAACTTCAATTGGTGTTGTTACTTTAAAATTTGGAATCTGTTGACCAGTTCTTTGATCTGTTGCTGTAAACACACCATTATCAAAACCTTTTTTAGCAAAATTAGACACAACAATAATCTTATCCATTTGGTTAGATGGTTGTACCCAATGTGGAGATATCTTGTTGGTTTCAATTCCCGCTGTGTAACCAATATTTACTGGTGCAATCTTCTTCCATTCATTTGGAATAGTAATTTGAAGCGACATATCATATTGTGGTTGGTTATTTGAAGCTTGTGTATACTGAACAGTTTTCATTATAACTGAGTCTAGCCACCTTCTTTCTTCGTTATCTTCGTGAATCCACCCACATTGTCCCCAAGCGGTAGGAGTTAAATATATATCAAACAGGTCTTCTCTTGAACGTAAAGCTCTGAGTGCAAAACGAGATTGCTCACCATAGCCAGAGGCAGTAAGTGCTGGCCCTGTAACTAGTATTTTCTTTTTCATGCGATTTCTTTAAGCTCCCAACCTTTGTGTTTTCTTTCAGACCATACACCTTTATTGTATGTATCTGTCATAATTTTATCCCAACGATTAATAAAATCATTAAAATTAAAGTTATCTATAACGTGTTGCCTTCCAGCTTGTCCAATTAATATTCTTGTTTCTTTTGAAATATTTGAAAATGTTTCAAGAGCACCAACCATTTGCTCTTCACTTATTCTATCTTCATAGATAAATGGCACTTCTTGTGAGCCAATTACTGCTTGTGAAGAAGGTATTATTTCTATACCAAATAACTGATCTCCATTTCTTACTTGGTCTTGTAATCCACCTGTTTTAGTTACAATAATTGGAGTTTCACAAGCAAGAGATTCAAGAGTAGCAAGACCAAATCCTTCTGCATCTGATATATTTATCGTAGCATCAGCAGCATTATAAAAATATGCAAGATTTTGTGGTGGTACTTTCTGTTCTGATATGAGAACTTCACGATTTACTAGACCTAACTCTTTCATTATGGCATGTAGATCTTGACCATGTACATCTCTTGGGTCTGTATGCATTACAAGTGTTGCTTTAATACCTGTTTTCTTTAGGTATTGACCAAACCACCAAATAAGTGATCCAGATTGCTTACGTCTAGCATTTCTATTGTTCCAGAAGAAGATTAATCTATCATCTTCAATCTTTAAATTTTCTTTTTTAAACCTAGTAATTTCTTCTGCTGGCAATCTCTTGAAGATATTGGTATCAACAGCATGAGGTACATAAGTTCTTGGTACTTCTGGTGCTACTGTTGCAATTATATCATTTGTAAGTTTTGAAATAGTAGCAATATGATCGTTTGATAGGTAAAACTTACGGTTAAATGTTGGATAAGGATAGTTGTCCCAAACATGGTAGTAAACCATAGGAATGTTAGATCTAATTTCATTTTCCATTTGCCATAACCATCCCCAAAAGCGAGGATCTGTCATAAACCAAATTATATCTGGTCTTTCGGTACGCATAATAGAACGAATCATATCTTGGTTTCCATATCCATCTACTGGAAACAAAGTCCAATCTTCACCCCACTGCTCAGTCTTTTGAGGTCTATAATCTTGGTGCTTTATTGCACCACCAAGAGATAAGAATTGATACTTACCAGTAGCCAACAAGCCTTCTACTATGTATTTCGTTTGTGTTCCAACCCCAGATGGTGAAAATGGATGATCTGAGAGAGTTAGAATTTTAATCTTTTTATTCATTTATTACTCACTTACATAAATCTGTTTTATAAAAATCGCAGCCACTACAAGATAGACGATTTTTAATATACTTACCATTTTTAATCGCTATAATTGCTTTTGTCAAGAGAATATTGGCATTTTCTGTTTTTTTATTTCCACTTGATACTCTAAAAAATTCAATACGATTCTTCTTTGCAGTTCTTTTGAGAAGAGCAAAGTGTGTTTCAATCATCTTTGGATCAATATTAAATTTTTGAGCATAAAAATACTTATAATAAGTTAATTGGTAAGTTACCATAGGATCTGATTTCCTCTTTGTATCCCAACCCCAAGAACAAGTCTTCCAATCAACAATATGATATTTACCATCTGATGTTTTAAGTACCAAATCAATAAAACCTTTAAAATCATAATCAAAGTCTATGTTTTTGATTCTTTCAAATAAAGGTTCTTCTGTAGAGATTACTTCGTATTCACCCAAGTATACTTTAATGCTCTCATAAAGCTCAGAGAGGATTGCTTTACCCTGTGCCACCATATCCAATACCAATACTTCGTTAATCTCCACTTGGTTTTTAATGATGTTGATTTCTTGTTTGAATTTGTTTTCAAAGTATTCATCAAGTTGGTCCTCCCTTATCTCTTTAAGTAGAGATTTTTCACATGTTTCGTGTATTGCAATTCCAAAACATGTAAATTCAGTTGATGTAAATACCTTTACTTTATCAATGTATTGTAGTTTATGCTTATGAGGGCATTCATTCCAAACTTTAAGTTCAGAAAACGAAATATGAGACATATTTATCCTTTCTTAGTCTCATAAGCATAACACACACAATATTAAAGGTCAATAAGAGATATCTTCAGTTGTGGGTTCTGAGAATTCTCCTTTTTCTACTTCAACTAATAGTTTATATAATTGAGGTGAAACTTTTTTTACAAGTTCTCGATTTTTCATAAAATAAAACTCAAATCCATTAGCAAAATATTCTCTTAAAGATGTAGCACCATATGGAGAGCAGAATAAACCAACAGTCATTGTATGCAAAGCAGGATAACCTACTTCTTCATAAAGATATTTATCAAATTTTATATCATATTCAAGTTTAGAAAAGTTTTGTTTTGATGTATTGTATTTATTATTTTCAAGTATTTTTTGAAGCTTCAGTCTTTTTATTAAAAATTCATCTGGTACTACATCAGAGTTGTACATATTAAACTGTGCTAATTCTTCTAAGGAATGTGCAACTTCATGTACTATATCTTCTAACATATTTTCTTCGTCTTGTTGAATGTTAGTAATATATAACGCACCATCCATATAAGCAGCATTTACTTCTTTATCTTGAAGTTCTTTAAACTGTCCTATATATATTGCTTCTACACCGTTTAATAAGTGTAGTGGAATAGAGCGTTTTAATTTATTAAAAACATTATCTATATTTATATCACCAATTATTTGATCTTTTATAAAAATATGAATATTATTTAAAAATAACTTTTCCTTATGTTGTCTTTTTGCAGATGTTGAAGACTTACTCATGTATTCCAGAAGAATTTTGTTCATTTTTCTTCAAATCTCCATAGTCAACATCATATAAAGCTTGCTCATAACCTCTTAACCAATTTTCCTGCGCTACAAGCAGTAAGAAATCTGGAAATTCTTTTGACATAGCTTCGACAATCATCTCTACAGTAACTTCACCATTTTGTGCGTTCATCTTCTCGCCGACATAATCAACTAGCCAAGTTTTCATTGGATTATCTTTTGTTACTACTTCACTTTCTGTTTCTAAACTCATTTTATCCTCTTAAAGTATTTTAGATGCTAATGTTGCAACTTTTGAACGTTCGCCATTCATCAAAGTTACATGACCAGCTAAGTCATATGGTTTAAACTTTTCTGTAACGTATGTAAGACCATTTGTAATCTCGTCAACGTACACATTATCAATCTGCTCAATGTCACCTGTTAGAATGACCTTAGAACCCTCTCCAACGCGAGTAATGATTGTTTTGATCTCATGCATGGATAAGTTCTGTGCCTCGTCTATAATGATGTAGGCGTTGGCTATTGAGCGTCCACGAATGTATGTAATAGCTTCTACTTCAATTAGACCTTTTTGCATGTACATTTCAAGGGTAACTTTGTCATTTCCAAGAAGGAATTGAAGATTATCTTGAATTGGACGAAGCCAAGGAGACATTTTCTCTTCTAAAGTGCCTGGAAGGAAGCCAATATCTTTACCCATTGGTTGAACTGGACGGGATACAATCAAACGAGAGTATTTATTATCAATTGAACCAACTGTTTGCTCTAACCCAGCAGCAATAGCCAACATTGTTTTACCACAGCCTGCTTTTCCTACAATTGAAACAAGTGGAATGTCAGAATTCATTAACAAATCAAGAGCAAAGTTTTGTTCTTTATTTCTTGGTTTTACTCCAAATACCCCTTTCTTACCAAAAGCTGCTAATCTTGCTAATGGTTGATTTGGTCCAACATATTTAGCTAATGCAGTTTTCTTATTATCAAAAGAAGAAATCAACATTAAATACTGATTTGCAAAAAGTTTCTCTTTTTGTTCTGGTAATTCCATTCTCTCATTAGCATAGAATCTATCAATAAATTCATCATCAACAAGAATGTCTGTAAAGCCGTGATACAAACTAGAACTTGATTCAACTACTTTCTCTGGGTTACAGTCTTCAGATTCCATACCAATAGAATCACATACAACTCTCATGTTAATATCGTTAGATACTACAATAACTTTTCTATTTTCTGTTTTTTCACTAAGCCCAACAGCTAAAATTTGATGATCTGGAACTTCCAAATCTAGTTCTGGTGGGAATTGCATTTTTGGATCGTATCCTTTTACTTTAAGAATACCTTTTCCTTTACCTAATCTTACACCCTCATATAAAGAACCTTTAGAACGAAGAGAGTCTAGGAATCTAATTACTGTTCTTGCACTTGCACCAACCAAATCTTGACGTTTTTTGTGCTTATCTAGTTCTTCTAATACTTTAATTGGAATAAGAATATCATTATTTCCATATCCATTTACACAATCAGTATCTGTAATAAGTGCGGAAGTATCTAATACATATGTTTTTTTAGCCATTTAAATCCTGTTGAGCTAATATAAATAGTATAAATCTATTTTTAGATTGTGTCAAATAAAAAACCCAAGGTTTTTACACCTTGGGTTTTTAGTTACCAGATTCTTTCTGGAAATATCTGACTTGCTAATTTACTTCTTTTAAACTTTTGCTTTTTAATATCGTCTGGTTTCATTATTTCTTCTGCAATCACTTCTGATAATAATGATATTTGTGCATTATTATTATCCAATTCATATAGCTTATCATTTTTTAATATTTGAACACCAACAATATTAGCACTTGTATGAATATTTTTTCTTTCTTTAACAGATAGGTTTTTTCCTAAACCATTTTTATGTAATTGAAAGGCTCCTACCGCTTTTCCATTATCACCTATTGCATTAGGATTTAATCTACTTTCTGCAATAGCGTTTACAATTGCAGCAGCAGTAATATTGGATGGTATTTCCATTTCATTGAATTCTTCTTCAATTACATGTGAAACCTCTTTTTGCTCGTCAGTAAGCCCGTAAGCAATTTCTGTAACGCTTACTTCATCTTCACAAAAACCATCAATTGGAATTTGTTCGGCCTCTTTACAAGCTAAAAATAGTAAAAACAACATATTGAAAACCTCCTTTGTTGTTTGAATAAATAGTCACAACTTTTTTGGAGGCAATTTTAGCTCATTTGCTTGACTGCTTCATAAATTACAATGTTAGCAGCTTGACTTGTGTTTAGACAAGCACCTACTCCTGGCATGGGAATATAAACATTTGAAGTAGTATGGGTGATTTCTGCTGGAACGCCAGTAGTTTCATTTCCTACAACAAAACAGATGTGCTTGTGTTCATTAAGTAACGAGCTAAAGTCTACGTTATGAAGATTAACTGCTTCATCAGTCAGTTCAATACTTATAACACACATCTTAGTACGACGGGCATAATCAAGAAACTGAGATGGGTTGCTGTATTGGTGAATATTTACAAAATCATGAAGTGTTCCAGACTTACGGCGAACATCTTCATAATCTGGAAGTGACCCAATCACATGAACATCTTGTAGACCAAAACAGGCAGCAGTTCTAATAAGATATGCGATGTTTTCGTCACATTGAAAGTTTACTGCACAAATAGAAAATGGAAATGTCTTAATTTTACCACTTGCAAGCTTTGCATTATAACGATCACGACGAGTCTTTCGCATAAAACCTCCAAAATAAAAAGATTCTGTCGATCTGACTTTCACAGATTGTAAGGATGGGAACCTTAGCGATAGAATCTCT